ACAAGTCGCCTACACGCTAGGTACACCAATGCTGCAAGATCCGTTTGGAACCAGCACATGGTTCTACGTGTTCCGCCAACAGCCAGGGCATGAGGCCGTGTCTCAAGAGACGCTGACCCTAACCTTCGACGGCAGTGGTCTTCTGACCGGAATTGAAAACACCAAGAAGCTTCCTGAAAGCAAAGAAGACTGATCTGCGCCGTGAATACGGCTGGTGTAAGATATTCTTAAAAAATAAGGCGCCTAACACGCCTTATTTTTTTGCTCGTTCAGCACGTAAACGGCGTAGCTCTTTAGGGTCGGCAAGCAATGGACGATAGATCTCTACCCTATCACCTTCATGCACCTTATCTGATAATTTGACCGTGCGGCTGTAAATCCCAACCTTGTTTTTCGTTAGGTCAATTTCAGTACGCAATGCTAACAAGCCAGATTGTTGAATCGCCTGCTCGACGTTGGCACCTTCAGATAACTTAATACGACGAAGATATTGGCGCTCAGGCAAGGCATATACCACCTCAACATTGATATCAGGCACTGTAGACCTCTTTTGCTCGTGAAGTAAAAGCCTGAACCATATTCCCCGCTAGCTCTTTAAACACCTTACCAAACGCCAGTTCAACCAGCTTATTAGTAAACTCAAAGTCGAGATGCAGCTCAACTTTACACGCATCATCGCTTAACGGGATAAAATGCCAGCCACCCAGTAACTTACGGAATGGTCCATCTACAAGCTGCATTTTAATGCTACTGCTATCAGCCAACGTATTATGAGTCGTAAACGTTTTGCTTATCCCTGCTTTTGAGACATCAACAGCAGCTGTCATCGAGTTTGGCCCTGATTCTAAAACACGACTTCCGACACAACCGGGTAAAAACGCCGGATAGGCAGAAACATCGTTGACCAATTGGTACATTTGCTTGGCGCTAAAAGGCACCAAAGCAGAACGGCTAATCTGTGGCATATCAATTCCTGAGTAACATAAAACGCACAAATAATACCATTTATCTGTGGACAGAGAGAAACGCGTTAAGCACACTGAGCTAATGTATTAAAAAACAACGACAGCTTAGGGTGAAAGGATGTTCATCCCATGACTGGTTCAGTATAATGGCAGCACTATGACAAAGAAAAAAGCACACAAACCCGGTTCAGCAACGATTGCTATGAACAAACGCGCTCGCCACGAATACTTCATCGAAGAAGAGATCGAGGCGGGATTGGCGCTGCAAGGCTGGGAAGTTAAGTCGTTGCGCGCAGGTAAAGCTAATATCGCCGATAGCTACGTAACTTTCCGCGACGGCGAAGCATACCTCTTTGGCGCAACTATTCAGCCTCTTAATGTGGCATCTACGCACGTGGTATGCGACCCAACACGTACCCGCAAACTGCTACTGAAAAAACGTGAATTAGAAACGCTGTTCGGTAAAGTTAGCCGAGATGGTTTTACCGTTGTCGCGCTGTCTCTTTACTGGAAAAATGCTTGGTCCAAAGTCAAAATTGGGCTCGCAAAAGGTAAAAAAGAGCACGATAAACGCGACGATATTAAAGATCGTGAGTGGAAATTAGACAAAGCACGTATCATGAAGAACTCAAACCGCTAAGCTACTGGCTTTACGGATATATTTTCTGATACAATGCACGATAGTACTTGGGGCTGATTCTGGATTCGACGGGATTTGCGAAGCCCAAGGAGCATGCCGAGGGGCGGTTTGCCTCGTAAAAAGCCGCAAAAAAATAGTCGCAAACGACGAAAACTACGCACTAGCAGCTTAATAACCTGCTCAGAGCCCTCTCTCCCTAGCCTCCGCTCTTAGGACGGGGATCAAGAGAGGTCAAAACCAAAAGAGATCGTGTGGATACCTTGCTTGGGGTTGAAGCATTAAATCTAATCAAGCTAGTTTATTAGTAGCGTGTCTGTCCGCAGCTGGTAGGCGAATGTAAAGACTAGACTAAGCATGTAGTGCCGACGGTGTAGTAATTTCGGACGGGGGTTCAAATCCCCCCAGCTCCACCAAATAAAACAAGGGGTTACGTGAAAGCGTAGCCCTTTTTTTTTGTCTGTGGCGGCAAAATGGCGACAAATTTTATTTAGCCACTTTGATTTTAAGACAAAAAAAACCGCCTAATGGCGGCTTAAATTGATTTGACGGTTTAAAATCTCAAAACGTTCTGCCCACTGCTTTGTGGATGCGGCGATACCATCTCAACAACTTTCGGCTGGGCTATCGAGCGCACAAAAGTTTCATGACTCACGAATGTATGTCCACAATTCACGTTAGTACATTGATGATATCGCTCTTTAGTCGTAACCGACATTTCAACACTGCTTCTTGTATGAGCCGCGCAGCCACATAATTTACATCGCATCATAATTTTAACCTCCACAGCAGTACACATTTCGAGATAATATACCATTAGTTCACAATTCAGTGCATCTATTCCATGTTTTGGCCGTCAATCTTTACTTCCAGCTCTAGCGCCGTTGTATATCCGCCATCGCTTAAAGAATGCGTAACCGTCGTTAGCAACCAGTCCGCCACGTCAATCTCGGTTTTGAATCCCTGAACCTTAACCGGCATTTCTGGGTATAACTCGGCACGGCCACGGGCTAACTGAATGGAAAACATCGCCACACCGCGCTGCAGTTTTTCCCATTCAGCCTTGGCCGCTCGCTCGGCGTTGCCCTTATTGGCATAGGTGTGACCCAATACCAATACATTCCCCTCAGTCCCCATCAGATAATCACCCTGTTTAGCCTCTGGCTCTTTGGTTTTCGCCTTACTCTTAGTTTTGCGCTTACGCTTGACCGTCACTTGCTCTTTTTTCTTTGGTACGTGTGTATTCAACCAGTGGGCCGTAACACCTGTATAAGCCCCACGATCAGCCAATCCAAAGCGGTGTTGGTCACCATCACCGCGTTTGATCGTGACTGCTGGGATGGGTTTACCGCTGGCCGTTCTGCCCTGCCCTTGGCGGATAAACAGCAACTTGCCCCCTTTCACCGACGCCACTGCGCCTTCTTGCTTTGCCAATCGCGTCAAAAAACTGCCGTCTGATTCATTGGTTTGATCGACATGGGGGATTTTTACCTTCTCCAGCGTGCTATCCAATGCCACATCCAGCTTGTTGCGCTTGGCAATGGTCGTCACAATGTCGCCCAGCGTTTTGTCGTGGTACGAGGCCTCGCGTTGGATATTTAGGGTGTCCCGAAAATCGGCACTGCGCGCACGCAGGGTCAGCTTATCCGGCGCACCGGAATGCTCAATCTCATCCACCACAAATAAGCCTTTAGGGGTTAACGGTTTGCCTTTCCATCCAAGAGAGAGCGTTAATCCAACACCACGGCGCGGTAACGCTAGCGCGCCGTCGGTATCGTCTAGCTCAATATCCAGTTGGTCAGCTTCAAAGCCACGGTTATCTGTTAGTGTCAGGGACATCAGGCGCTTTTCAATTTTTGCCGTGATGTCATTGCCATCCATCTTCAAACTAAATGCGGGTGCATTATCCTGCCCGCTTACCCAGTCCGGCGCGATCATGACAGCATCCCGCTTAGCACATCCGTTGCACTGTCTTTCATCTGGTTGAGCTGGTCACCCAGATCACCAAACATTTCAGCCAGCGATTCATCCACACGCTTTAACGTAATAGTGAACTCAATCTGGCGCGCCGAGCCGTCACGAAAGAAAACCTTTTTCGTTTGATTAATACTTTCGATTACGAACATGCCGTAAATCGTTCCCGCACCACCCAGCAAGGACCACGCCTTGCCGGTTTCCGCCATCATCTCCAGCGTCAACATAGAGAGCCGTCCACCGGTCAAGGCGGGGAAAAGCTGCCCTGTCAGCGTCACGGTGTCAGTATCCGGCCCCAAAAACTGCGACGAGGGACGCAGACCCACTCGGCTATTCATGGCGTGACGCCATGCCTTTTGCAGCTGCAACTCCTGATACGGCACCGTTTGCAACATAAACACAAATAACCCCAGCGTTAGCATCATCAGAAAATCCCCCTGTCACTAAATCCACTGCGCGCCCGCGCCTGCTGTTTACGATCCCGCTCATCCATTGCCTGCATCACCATGCGCGCAATATCTTGCGGCGATTGATTTGGCGCGGCGTGAATATGGATCTCGGTGTGATTACCTGCCGCCGGTGATGTACTGGCCGCCTTGACCGCCACCACCGGTGCAGCCCGATACTCTGCCGCCGGTAAACTGAATGGATGGAGAGGCGCAGCGGCAGCAGGAACTACGGCACTCATGCCCAGCGCGGCTACGGCTGCCATAACCGCGGTTTGTTTGCGGCCCGTCACGCGCGCAGGACCGTTAACCAATTCAGGCCCACGCTCCCCAACGATGCCAAACTGCCCTGATGGGATGGTGCCACCGCTGTCATACATTCCCGCAAAGCTTAGACCCGACGGGCTAGGGATTGGCGCACCACGGGCCCCAACAACCGGCCCCGCTGTTTTGTCTGATTTCATCCAGTCCGGCAGATAGCTGGATAACGACGTGAGTTTGGCTTTCAGGGTTTCCCACTTCTCATTAATTCCCGCCAGCAAGCTGTCGATCATATTGCGCCCAGCCTCGACAAACTGCGCCGGTAACGCTTGTACACCCGCCACAATTTCCGCCCATTTATTCCCGATAAATAACGTGATCGCGTTCCATGTTTCACTTGTCCATTGGCTAATACTGGCCCATAGCGCTTTGATTTTGGGTCCCAACGTGTCCCAGTTCTGCCAGATATAAATTGCGGCCATCGCAATGCCCGCCAGAATAGCCAACAGAGGGTTAGCCAACATTGCACGCCCTAGCCACAACACTGCCGTACCGACAAAGCGAAAGACTTTAGCCAAACCACCGAGTAAACCAATGAGGTTCGGGATTTTTACTCCCATATAGCTCAGGAAAAACCGTAATGCCGCATAGGGCCCTATCAATCCCGCCATTGAGATTAGTAACCCACCAACACCGGCCAGCAACAAAGCAACTCCCGCTGCAGCTTTAATGAACCCACCGGCTAGCCGTGGGTTTTCTTCAACAAAGCGGCGAAAGGCACCGGTGGCACGCTTTGCGAGGTCAATCACTTCCAGCAGCGGATCACGCAGCGTTTCCCCCAGTGAAGCAAAGGTATTTTTGACGCCGGTTTGCAGTAGCAGGTACTGGGAAGAGAGGGAGTTTTTATCAATGTCAGACTCACGCTGCATTGAACCTTTGGCCCCTGCTTTCTGCGTTAGCCCGAGCTGGCGGATAAATTCATCAATGTTAAGCCCTAGCTTTTGCGCATCGTCGCCAAACTCTTTGCCAAACAGCTGCGTCATAACACTCAGCTGTTTCTCTTTGGACAATCCTTTGATGCGCCCCAATACATCCTGAATGGTTGCTACCGCATTATTGGCAATGCCTTTTTCCAATTTATTCGCATTCAGGCCCAGCGTGTTCATTCCCTGAATAAAGCGTTTGCTCTGCATGGAGGCGATCCCCAATTCACGCACCATCGCCTTACTCGCTGACGCAGCCACCTCTGGCGCAGCACCAAGTGAAAGAAATGTAGATCCCAACGCTGCCGCCTGTTTGTAGTCCATCTTGTCGGCAATATCGCCCATGCGCTGCATCACATTGATGATGTCCGCCCCTTTGGATTGCGCGTTATCGTCCAAATAGTTGAGCGTGTCGCCCAGCTCTTCCAAATTGCTAATAGGGATTTTGTACAGAAACGCAATCTTGCCGAGATCTTCCGCTAACTGATCGGCGGGCATTTCAAAGGCTTTGGATGCCTTTGCGGATACAGCGGCAAAGTTTAATAGGTCTTTTTTCTGCTTCGCCCACGGGTCGCTGTCGTTCGTCACCCCCATACGCGCGCCACCTTCCACCAACGCGGCAATATCAGCTGCGCCGTTTGCCATCGGCAGCGTTTCACTTAGGCGCTGGATGTCTTTTTGCAGTTCGTAATACTGCGCCGTGCGTCCCCCCTTAACCGCGCATAAGATGAGAATTACAGGCCAATGGCCGTGCGGTGCGCTTCAAGCAAATCAACGCCGTTTGCGCGCTCAATCATGTTGATGGTGTCAACTTCGATCAGCTCTTCGCCGTTAATCGTCAATTTGTAATACGTCGGTGAGAAAGGGACTTTGGTGGTTGAGCTGTCGCCCTGCTTGGTATCACCGCCGTCAATTTCTTTGTAACGTCCGCGCACCACCACTTCGACGGCCTGCACTTCGCCGGAATCATCGCGCTGAATGGAGCCGGTAAAACGCAGCATCACCGCGTCCGCCTTTGCTGCGCCCCACTGTTTAAAAAGCAGTGACTCCGTGCCGCCCAGCGTAAATTCACACTCCAGCGCCCCATCATCCAGCCCCAGATCAACATCCGCCGAGCCGTTCATGCCGCCGCCACGGTATTTTTCAAATTTACGGGTCAGCTTGGGCAGCGTGAAAGATTCCACAATCCCCATCCAGTTGATGCCATCGCTGAACATGTTCAGATACTTAAACTTACGAGGTAATGCCATTGGTCGTTCCCCTTAGCCCTAAGCCCTAAGCCTTTACCTTTGATGTGAAATCCATCAGGTATGAATCAGTGATACGCTGGCGTAACAGCAGGTTTTCCAGCGGCGGGACGGGGGTGTAGTCGTAATCCAGCAACAACTTGCCCGCCTTCAACGTGTCTTTGGTATTACTATCCGCGTCCAAATAGCAACGCCCGCCCAGCAGATAGCCACCAGAAACCATTTCACGCAGTTTGGCGTTGATGCCTTCGATAATGTCGCGCACCAGCGATGGCGTCAGCGGCTTATCAATCGCCCACATATGCGCTTCGGCCATCGTGTCAGCTAATACTTGCGCGGTGCGGGTGTAACATTCAAAGGCAAACAGCGGATCGTCCGAGCAGCAGCGGGAGCCCCAAAAACGAAAACCGTCTTTGCGGATAAGCGTGGTGATGTCGTTCTGGTTAAGTAATCCGGCATCGGTGGCCGTGTCCTGCAAATCCCAATAGACATCAGCAGACAAGCCGGTGACACCGTTCACGCCCACGTTAGACAGGGATTTATGCCAGCCGGTCTCTTCATCAATTTTGGCTCTCAGCCCCAATGCACGCGCGGTGGCATACGCAATGCCATCGGCATTGGTCACCGTGTCCCAGTTGTTAAAGTCCGGCCAAATAAGCATCAGTTCGCGCTGGCTGAAATTCTCACGATAAGCGATCACTTCTTCGATGGTTTTGCAGCCATAGGCGCTGACATAAGCAAAGCCGCGCAGCTGCTGCGCAATTGAAGCCAGCTCGGTGGCGACGGCCTGCGTATCATGTGCGGGAACACCTAGAATGCGCGGTTTAACGCCCAACTGAGCCTGCGCGGCCAGTAACGCTTTTAGTCCGGTTTTCTTACCTTCAGCGGTGACCGAGCCAATAATATTGGTCGTGGTTTCCGCTTCGGTTTCTCCCTGATCTACACGAACCACCACAACAACGGGTTTACATTGGTCAGCAATTGCATCCAAGGATTGCGCCAGTGTGCCAGTGGTGCCTGCTTTACCGATTGCGGTTAATACATCGGTGATAAGCACGGGCTTATTAAGAGGGAACGCGGTTTGATCCGCATCGTCGCCGGTGCAAACCATCCCAATGATGGCCGTACTGACTGTGGTGATGGTGCGCGTGCCTTCGTTGATTTCTTGGACGCGCACACCGTGGTGATAATCTTGAGCCATAAAGCGGATCTCCTGTTCAGGTGTTCCGCTATGGTGAAAGAGAGGGGAAAAAGAATCATGCGGTGGGCATTGTGACACCGTTGGCACAATACCCAGAGGGATCACACTGTAGGAACCTCCGGCCAAACCACATCAGGTGCTGCAGACGTATCGACGCGACTGAGCAAAACACTATAGCGCTCCCATGCTTCTAATGTTGTTTTCTCATCATCTGTCGCCATACCGTATTTTACGGCACGTGCCAGCGGAGAAATGACGCCATCGGCCTGACTTTGGCGGTTTAACAACTCTTTTTCCGCCAACTTCAAATCAAAATCATGATGGCGAACGATCTCACCCGAATCGGTATAACGCCACGCGCCTGAGATATCACAGCCCTCGGGGATAGCATTGACTTCGGCAACACTGCAATCCACCGGCCAGAACATCGATACGGGGAACACATTGCCACGCTGTGGAACGGGTTCGGTCACCATCGAGCGGATAATCCCTTGCGCGTCGTACATGATTTTAATGGTGTGATCAGCAAATAATGTTTGGCATTCGTACCAGTCATGACCGTCTTGAGAGCTGAGAAACAATAGCTCGCCATTCTCTTGGCTCGCATAGCGCATCATCTGCTCGACGGTCGGCTCAACTTTGCGGAAATTTTTAATATTTTGCATCATCATTTACCCTGAAATGGTCACCCATGTGCCGCCGATATTGCGCTGAATGGGCTTGTAACCCACAAAATCAATATCGTTTAAATACGAGTTCCCCGAGGCGTTTGCATCTCCGACCAATGTCATCGTGCAACCTGCGGGAATTTTAGCAACGCGAGCAACGCCCTCTGAAGTAAAAGCGTTACTCCACATACGTGCTTCAGCACCAAGCTGAACACCTTGCACAAACTTCGAATAAGCAATGTTAGAAGTCATTAGCTGGACAACGTCGTTTGAGGCAGTGTGCCGCATATAGGGCACGTCACGGTTCCCACTAGCGAACCCAGCAACGCGACAACTATCCTGAGCAATAGCATTCACATCATCTGGAGTGGGTTTATAACCCGAATCATAAACAATGCGCCAAGGACTCCATGCCCCCGAATAAAAACCGCGCCTGAATTGGCTTCCACTCTGATACTCGGTATAAATCTGCGTTATTCCCGCATCCTGCAAAACCTGCAAAGAGCCTGCATTAATACTGGGATAATTGAGTGCCAGCGTGGCATTGGTGTTGCGGGAGTTAAACCAGACACCATAGCTAGTTAGCGTGTTAAGGTTCGTCCCCTCTAGGATTTGCCCAAAAAATGGAATAGCGCGCACATCTGCGGCACTGGGTTTATTCAATGGCCCGTAAAGTTTTTGAATATACTGACTAGCAATTGCGCCAGTGCTTTTAATTACCGCCAACCATTCAACTGAAAGATTTCCAACAGCATCAACGAATAAATTCGCTGTCAGCCTCTGAGAGTTATCGCCATTCGAACCATACGACAAATGAATGCCTGTACCGTAACTGCCAAAATGACGATTGGACGCGCCTCCACCTTGGTTAAAAAATGTATTACCAATACTCGTTGGCGATAAAATATCGTTATCGGTCATTCCAACACCACTAGCACCTATCCCATGTGAGCCGGTCTGTAGCGCGCTAGCGGCCTTATTAACGGTTTCTCGTAAACCAAGGTTATTGATAAACAGATCAGCGTTGGGAATGTCTGCGCCGTTGCGGTCTTTGGCGAGGCGAGCATTGGCATTGTCCATCGCGATTTTTACCGCTTTGGGCGTTGCGGCCAGTGCTTCGCTCGCGTTATCAGTGGCGCTGCTAAGCTGCACAATACCTTTTCTAGCTGTGGTGGCATCCACTGCGGTAAATTTAGCGCTCGCCAAATCATAGGCAGCTTTTACTGCCTTCGGCGTTGCTGCTTGCGTTTCAATATCGCTATTAGTGGCGCTGTTAAGTTGGACAATCCCTTTTTGAGCCGTGCTCGCATCCTGCGCGGTGTACTTGCCGTTTGCCAAATCATAGGCTGCTTTAACTGCTTTCGGCGTCGCCGCAAGTACCTCGCTGGTGCTGTTGGTCGCGCTGCTAAGCTGGGTAAAACCTTTCTCTTTGAGCGTGGCGTCAGGATGGCGGCGCGATTGCTCATGCTCCAACAATTTTTCATCAACGTACTCCTGTGTAGCAAGCACCGTCGAACTATCAATAAGCAAATTGACCGTGTCCATATCGCTGATAATCACCACCATGCGCAGGGTCTGCGCACGGCCAGAGCCTTCGGATAACAGCGGCTTGTAACTCTCGGCCATGTTACTGACTGCAATCAGTGCGCCGGTGTCGTC